GACGGCGCGCAACGAGGCGGCGCTCGGCAAGGGGTGGGGCGCGTTCGATCGGACGCCAGCGCCGCCGCCGGCTGCGCTGCCGCCAAGCGCGATGTGATCAGAGGAGGCATCTGTGGCGGCGTTCAACAAGTTCCACGCGCTGGTGGAGGCGCTTGCGGAGAAGAAGCACGACTTGGCCACTGACGTGCTCAAGGTGCTGCTCACCAACGTGGCGCCAGTGGCGACCAACGCGGTGAAGGCCGACTTGACCGAGATCGCCGCGGGGGCCGGCTACACCGCGGGTGGCAACACGGCGACGGTGTCGTCCTCGTCGCAGACGGGCGGTCTGTACAAGCTGGTGTTGGCGGATCCGCCGACGTGGACGGCCACGGGCGGATCGCTTGGGCCGTTCCGGTATGCGGCGCTCTACAACTCGTCCACGGCGGCGGGCGATCTGATCGGGTGGTGGGACTATGGGTCGAGCATCACGCTGCAGGCGGGCGAGACCTTCCAGGTCGATTTCGACGCGTCCACGGGCGTGCTGACGCTGCAGTAGGCGGCGGAGGCTAGGAGGGGCGAGTGGCGGACAACATCGGGTATACGCCCGGCACCGGCGCGGTGATTGCCGCGGACGAGGTGGCGGGCGCGCTGCATCAGCGGATCAAGCTGACGTTCGGCGGCGATGGGACGGCGTCTGACGTTTCCGAGACAAATCCGCTGCCGGTGCTGGCGGATTTCAGCGTGCCGGAAAACCTGCTGCGGCAGCTCGTGGCGGCAGCCACGTCGCCGGCCGGCTTCGACCGCTCGCTGGGCCGTGCGCGCGTCACGGCGGTGCTGGAGAGCGGCACAGTCACGACGGTCACGACGGTCACGACGGTCGCTGCCGTCACGGCTCTGAACGGGCTTGGCGCCCTGCCGGCGCAGCAGTTGGCCGTTCACCAGAACCTTTCCGCTTGGCACGCCTGCGTGCGGTCGAGGATCACCTAACCCATGGCAAACACCTTCAAGAAGACGATCGACCGGATGCTCTGGGTGCAGACCGCGCCCGCGCCGAACGCGCACGCGGCGGCGGTCTGTCTGGCGTCCGACCTGCGGAGCGACGTGAGCCGCAACCCCTTCGTCTATCAGCTCGTGTCGAACACGGTGCTGAACCGCTACAACATCGTCACGAAGGGCTGGAACTTCATCCAGTCGCCGGCGCTGGCGGGCACGTTCGGCGCGGGCGCGGCGATGGCGTTCGTGCCAAGCCTGGGGTTGGTCGGGACCATCGCCGCTGGCGCGACGACGACCAGCGTCACGCTGTCGACCGCGCTGCCGACTGCCGTGGGGCTCAACATGCTGGCGAACCGGGGCGGCAGCGGCGAGTACGGCTTCAAATTGCGGATCATCGACACGACGAGCGGCAAGACAGCCGAGCGTTTCATCGTCGCCAACACCGCCGGCACGACGCCGACCATTCATGTCCTCAGCGGCTTCGGGTTCACGCCCGCGAGCGGGGCGCGCTACGAAATCATCGGCGGCCGCGTCTTTATGCTGGGTGCCGGCACGGTGGCGTCCAACATCTGGCGGTCGTTCGAGGTCGCGAGCAACACGCTCTCGACGGGCCTCAGCACGACAAACCTGCCGGCGACCATCGGCACCGATACGTCGATCCTCGTGCTGGACGAGCAGTACACGCCGCACGACTGCTCGCCGGGCGACGGTCTGGTGAAGGGCGCCTACAACTACGACAGCGGCCTGACGCAGCGCTACGCGCTCGCGGCGACGGCGGCCGGCGCCTCGACGCTCACCGGGCAGGCCAGCAGCGGCGATGCGGTCGTCGCGGCGAACGAATACCGGAACTTCCAGATCCGCATCGTGGAGGACACCACGACGCCGGCGGCGACCGGGCAGCGCCGCATCATCGCCAGCCACACGGCCGGGCCGAGCCCGGTCTACACGCTGGGGACCGCGTGGACGACGCAGCCGAGCGCGAGCGCCAAGTTCGTCGTGGAGCTGCCGAACCTGATGCTGGTGCGGACCACCGCCAACACGACCGTCTATACCTACAATTACGGCGACGCGACCGTAAACAACGGCACGAACAGCATCGCTTCTGGCGCGTGGTCGACGACCTACTTCGGTGCGGCGCCCGCAGCGGGCGCGGCGGGTGGCATGTGGGCGCCGAGCTTCGGCATCCAGCCCGACGTGGGGCGCAATGCGCGACACAGCTTCAACTACTTCTTCCGGGGCGGCGCGACGACGCTCGATGTGCTGGACATCGCAGCCACCATCACGGGGACGTGGACCGGCGCGGTCACGTACGATGGCGCGGTCGCGCTCACGACCGGCACCAGCGGCGCGTATTCGCCTTTCGACAACGAGGGGCGGATGTTCTACATGAACATCTACGCGGCGTCGGCGGTAAACCAGATCTATCGGTTCGACGTGCAGAACAGGGTGTTGAGCCCCTACACGCCGACCGACTTCATCCAGAGCGGCACGGCGGCCATCGGCAACCGCATGGCCGCTTTCTGCGCGCTGGACGGCAATGACACCTACGACGTGCTGCTGTTGCAGTCGCATCTCTCGACCGTCTCGCAAGAGCTGGTGGTGCTGGTCTGAGGTGACGCCATGACAATCGCTGATCTCCTCCGGCTGGCGGAAGCCCGGCTCGCGACACTGAACGGGGCGCACGCCACGGCGTCGAGGCTGGGCGATGCGCAGCGCATGGCGCAGATCGACGCCGAGGTCGCCGAGACGACGGCCACCCTGGCAGCGCTGCGCGGCCTGACCGAGTAGCGCGCGATGCTGCTCACGCTGCTGTCGCCAGCCTCCGGGCGGGCGCTTGCGGCCGGTGCGGGCGCGGTATCGCTGGCCGGCCAGGATGCCGGTCTGCGTGTTGGGCGCGCACTGGCGGCGGAGCCGGGCGGCATTGCGGTTGGTGGGCAGGCGGCCGAGGCGCGCGTTGGGCGGCGCTTGGCGGCCGATGCCGGTGCGGTGGCGCTGGCGGGTCAGCCGGCGTCTGGGCTGCGCGGGCTGCGGTTGGCGGGCGGTGCGGGCGCGGTGTCGCTGGCGGGCCAGGATGCTGGTCTGGCGCGTCAGCGCGCGTTGCTCGGCGAAGCGGGCGCGGTTGCGCTCGCCGGTCAGGACGCGGCCGCGAGGCGTGATTATGTGCTGGCCGCGGACGGTGGCGCGCTGGCGCTGTCTGGCGCGGCGGCAGCGCTGGTGCGCGCGCGCACGCTGGGAGCAGCGGCGGGCGCGGTGACGCTGGCCGGTCAGCCGGCGCTGCTGGCGCGGGGCCGGCGGTTGGCGGCGGAAGCCGGCGCGGTGGTGGTGACCGGGCGCGTGATCATCGGGTGGCGGCCGGTGGCGCCTCCGCCGGAGTTGTGGACGGCGGTGCCTGGGGCGGCATCCGTCTGGCAGGTCGTGCCGCCGCCGCCGGGCGGCTGGGTCGCGACGGGCTGAGATTCTGAGGGACAGCGGATGCCATCGAGCTATTCAACGCGGCTTCGGCTTGAGCTGCAGGCGGCGGGCGAGAACGCCAACACCTGGGGCGGCATCCTCAACACGCAGCTGGGGACGCTGCTCGAGCAGGCGATCGCCGGCGTGGCCTCGATCGCGTTGCCGGATGCCAACTACACGCTGACCGCGACCGATGGCGCTGCGGACGAGGCGCGCAACGCGGTGTTGGTGCTCACGGGCACGCTGTCGGCGCCGCGCAACGTCGTCGTGCCGTCCGTGCAGAAGGCATACACGGTCCGCAACGCGACCAGCGGCGGGCATGCGGTGACCGTCAAGACCGCGGCGGGGTCTGGCGTCGCGGTGGGGGCGGGGTTCACGGCGACGGTCTACTGCGACGGCACGAACGTTGTGGCTTCGGGCGTGCACTTCAATGCGTCTGGCAACGGCGCCATCTCTGTGGGCAGCGCGGCGTTTGTGACCATGCCGACAGTGGGCGGCGTTTCGCTCATCCCGCCCGGCGTCATTGTCATGTGGTCGGGGTCGGTGGCGTCGATCCCGGCCGGGTGGGCGCTCTGCGATGGCGCCAGCGGCACGCCGGATCTGCGCGATCGATTCGTGGTGGGGGCGGGCGGGACGCGCAATCCCGGCACCACGGGCGGCGCGGCGAGCGGGACGACGAGCAGCGCAGGCGCCCACACCCACAGCGGAAACACTGGCGGCACGGCACTCACCGAGGCGCAGATGCCGGCACATACGCACACCGGCACAACCAGCACGAATGGCGCTCATAGCCACAACCTTTTCGGCGCCAACTCGGATTGGGGCAACACGGCCGGTCTGGGGCAGTCGGGGGTGCACGGGGTGGGCGGGACGTTCCAGTCCGGCGGCAACGCGTACTATACGTCCACTGCTTTCGCCGAGCCGTATGTGTCCACCAGTGGCGACCATACCCACACCTTCACCACCGGCAGTACGGGTGGCGGGCAGGCGCACAGCCACACCATCAGCAGCGACGGCGCGCACACGCACACCGTGGACACGCTGCCGCCGTTCTACGCGCTCGCGTTCATCATGAAGCTCTGACGCCATGCCGCTGGGGCGCATCGCCTTTCGGCCGGGGATCGACCGCCAGTCCTCGCAGACCGCCGGCGAGGGTGGCTGGTGGAATGCGAACCGGATTCGCTTCCGCGCGGGCTGGCCCGAAAAGATGGGCGGCTGGCGGCGCCTGTTGTCGGAGGTGGTGCAGGGGCGCGTGCGCGCGCTGGTCTCTTGGAGCCTGCTCACCGGCGAGGCGATGGCGGCGGCGGGATCGCATCTGCGGCTTTACCTCTACCAGGGCGGCGCCCTGTTCGATGTCACGCCCATCGCGCGGACGCGGTCGGTGTCGAGCGGCATCGACACGGTCTTGGGTTCGCGCGTCGTCACCATCACCTTCGGCACCGCACACGGGGCTGTCGATGGCGACGTGTTCACCTTCGACACGCTCAGCGGGGCGTCTCGCACGCCATCGGGGATCGTGGTGGGCGGCATCGCGCTGTCCGGCGATCTCGAGGTATACGCGGTGGTCAGCGGCACGGTGCTTGAGGTGCTGGCGCCGGCGCCGGCAAGCGCCACGGTGACGGGCGGCGGTGGCACGGCGACGGCGTCGTTCTACCTGCCGTCTGGCCGGCCCGATCAGACGCCGGGGCAGGGTTATGGCGCGGGCAGCTGGTCGCGCGGCGGCTACGGCACGCCCGCAGCGGTGTCGGTCACGACGCTGTCGGCGCGGTTCTGGTCGCTCGACGCCTGGGGCGAGGTGCTCATGGCAGCGCCGCTCGACGGCGCGCTCTATGCCTGGACGCCGGGGGCGGCAGGCGCGGTCAACGCGAGGGCAGCGCGGGTCACCAACGCCACGGCGGCGGATGGGCCGCCGCTGCGCATCGGGCGGATGCTGGTGGCGATGCCGCAGCGGCAGGTGATCCTGCTTGGCGCGGCGGCGCTGGATTCCACCTCCGGCTATGATCCGATGCTGGTGCGCTGGTCCGAGATCGAGGACTACACGCTCTATCGCGCGGCGGCGGACAACGCGGCGGGCTCGATCCGGCTGCAGGGCGGGTCCGAGATCCGGGCCGGGTTCAACACTCAGCTGCAGACGTTGGTGTGGACCGATACCACGCTCTACGGGCTGCGCTTTATCGGGCAGCCGCTCATCTACCGCGCGGATGTGCTGGGGCGGGCGTGCGGCATCATCGGGCCCAAGGCATTCGCGGAGGTCAACGGTGCCGTCTATTGGATGGGCCAGGGCAACTTCTGGGCGTTCCGCGGCGGCGCGCCTGAGGTGGTGCCCTGCTCGGTGTGGGATGACGTGTTCCGCAACCTTAACCCGGACCAGCAGGTGAAGGTGGTCTGCGGCGCCAACGCGCTGTTTGGCGAGGTGTTCTGGTTCTACCCATCGGCAGACTCGCTCGAGCCGGATCGGTTCGTCGTGTTCAACACGGTGGAGCGGGTCTGGTATGGCGGGGCGCTCACGCGGACCGCATGGATGGATCGCGGCACGTTTCCCACCCCCATCGCGGCGTGCTCGAGCACGGGGCTGCTCTACACGCACGAGGTGGGTGTCGATGCGGATGGCCAGCCGATGGGCGAGTGGATCGAGTCCGGGTGGGTGGACGTCGATGATGGCGAGTTCCTGACGTTTCTCGATCGGCTGCTGCCCGATTGGCGGCGGCTGGTCGGTTCGGTGCGCCTTACGGTGCAGGTGGTGGACTATCCCTCGCAGGCGCCGCGGGTGCGCGGTCCGTTCACGGTGGCGGCGGGGACGCAGCAGGTGGTGGTGCGGCTGCGCGGGCGACAGATGGCGCTGCGCATCGACGGTGACGTCCTGGCCGGCGGCGACTGGCGGCTGGGTGCGCTGCGCGCCAAGGCGCAACCGGATGGGAAGGTGACATGAGCGTTGGCATCCCGCCCCTACCCCGCCCGGCTTCGGGCGCGCCGGAGGACATGCGTCTGTGGGCGCTGCAACTGGTGGACGCACTGCATGCGGCGTTCGGCGCGGCGGCGGCGCCGGCCGGATCCTACGACGTCACCAATCTCGCAGCGGCCGATCGCACGCTGGATGTGACGGCGGCGACGACGGGGGATGTGGCGGCGGTGCTGGGGACGCTGATCGGGGATTTGCAGACGGCGGGGGTGGTCACGCGATGATCGGAGCGCGGATGGGGCAGCCGCCCATGGCGGCGATCGACTACGAGGGCGGGCTTGGCGGCGCGGCGCAGGCGGCTTCGCGCATGCCGCGGCTGCAGGGCCGCCCGCCGGCGCTGCCGGTGCCGCGCCAGGACGCGGGCGGGGCCTCGGGCGGCCTTGGCTCGCTGTCGACGCTGCGTGACGTCACCGCCGCGCGCGAGCGTGCGCAGCGGCCGGGCCAGACGGCGCAGCCGGGCCTCATGCAACGCGCGGGCAACTGGATCGGCGATCAGATGGGCCTGGGCGGGCCGCCGGCGGGGGCGGCCGTGCCGGCGCCGGGCCCGGTGCAGGTGGAGAGCCTGCCGCCGCCGCCGGGCGTGCCGGTGGCGATGGTGGTCGAGCCGTGGGCGCTGGCCGGCGTGCCGGGCTATGCGGCCGGTGGTCTGGCCTCGGTCGGGCCGCGGCGGCTGCGGGCGCGGCGTATCGCGTCGACCGGCCTAGTGCACAGCGCATCGCCCGGCCGCGCGGATCTGGTGGGGGCGAAGCTCCGGCGCGGCTCCTATGTGCTGCCGGCCGACGTGGTCTCGGGGCTCGGCCAGGGCAACACGATGGCGGGGGCGAAGCTGCTGCAGTCGTCGCTGCCGGAGGCGGCCGAGATGGCGTCGCGCGGCGCGATCGATCGCGCGATGGGCGGGATGGCGGAGCCGGAGGACGAGCTCGAGGTGCGCCTGTCGGGCGGCGAATTCCTGGTCGGTCCAGAGCAGGTTCTGGCCATCGGCGAGGGTGACGTCGAGGCAGGTGCGGCGGCGCTGGACCAGCTGGTGCACGCGGTGCGGGGCTCGACGCGGGCCGAGCTCGCGCGGATGCCGCCGCCCAAGTGATGGCGGTCGATCCCGTGGATGTGGTCCCGATCCGGTTTGCGGAGGCGGGCGATCTCCCGCGCGTGCTGGCGCTGCTGCGGCTGCTGCATGCCGAGACGCCGCACGCGCGGCTGTCGGAGGCGCGGCTGCGCGAGACCGCGGCGTCGGTGCTTGGCACGGGCGCGGTGGTGTTTTCGCTGGCGCCGGGCGGCGAGCCGGTGGGGACGTGTGGGCTTGCGATCGAGCAGCCCTGGTTCTCGGATGATTTCTGGCTGCGCGATGTGTGGCTGTTCGTGCATCCTATGCACCGGCGAACACCGCATGCCAGGGCGCTGCTGCGAACCGCGCGGCGCTATGCGGAGCGGCTGAACCTGCCGCTGGTGATGGAGGTGGCCGGCGGTCCGGCTGCCGGGGGGCCGCGGCGGGTTGTGGCCAAGATGCGGCTGTATCGTCGAGAGCTAGGCGAACCGTCTGGCGCGACCTGGGTGATTGGGGGCGCGTGATGGGCAACCTGTTCAAGTCGTCGAAGCAGACGTTGTCGTCGCAGGTGAACCTGCCGGCCTGGGCGGACAAGGGCCTCGAGACCACGGCGAACCGGGCGCTGGGGCTCATGGAGCGGCCATATCAGCCGTTCGATGGGAACCGTGTGGCGGGGCTGTCCGACTGGACCGGCTCGGCGGCGGGCACGCTGCAGAACGCGACCAACTATCAGCCGGGGCAGGTCACGGCCACCAACGTGACGGCCGGGCGTGTCAATGCGGGCTCGCTCGCGGGGCGCGATCTCTCGGCCTACTACGATCCCTACCAGCAGCAGGTGATCGATGCCGCGATGGCGGATGTCGATCGCTCGACGCGGGTGGCGCAGGCCGGGCGGGCTGCGGGCGGGGTGCAGGCGGCGGGCTTTGGCGGGTTCGGCGATCGCTCGGCGGTGGCGGCGGCGGAGATCGAGCGGGCCGGCATCGACGCCAAGGCGCGCACCGCGGCCGGGCTGCGCAGCCAGGGATTTCAGCGCGCGCAGGATCTGGCGACGCAGGACATCAATCGCGAATTCCAGGGCGAGACCTTCAACGCGCAGACCGGGCTGCAGGCGGGCTTGGCCAATCAGCAGGC